TTGACGTTTTGAGGGCCTAGCACTTGGTTCGGCGTGATCTCTTGCACCGCGACTTCAGATCCTGCTGTACCGATCAGCAGCACATCCGATGCCGTCATCCAGCGGATCTTGTCGACCGTGCCGACCGAGAGCGTCAGAGATATGCCGTTGTCAGCCAGAATCTCGCCGAGCGTGTCAGGAGCCATTGACGAGTAGTCGCCAGCCACAGACGCATAGATTTGCTGGTTGCCAGCCCACCACAAGCGATCGCGCCAGAAAGCGACTTTGTACGGGAATGCAGCGCCCGTCGCCTCGCCCCATGCGCCGATTCGGTAGCGGCAATCGTCACCGGCAACAACCTCGGCAGGAGCAATCCCGGGGCCGATGATGTCGACCGTCGCATTCTGCGCATCCGTAATCGCTGTGACTTTGACGACGACGTAGCCGGGGTGCAGATACTCCCAAGTCACCGCGCCGTCAGACTCGGTGCCTTCTTCGTGTATAGGGCGCACAGAGCCCGTTGTAGCGGAGTTTGTCGCTTCGTAATACTTGCCGTCAGATTTGCGCAGATTGGTCGCTGTGATCGTCTTATTCGTTTCCCAAGGCGGCGTCGTGATGTTGACCGGCTCCAACCGGAACAGCATTCCAACGTGCTCGTTCTCAAATACGTTCGTCGTACAGGCGAGCGAGACGCCAGTACCGGACGACGCACCGAGCGTAAAATTCTTGTAGTCGATCGGCTCGACTTGAAACGGGCCATCGGTCGGAGCGTAGGCTGCAAACGCCCAGCTCGTGTTACCGCTGCGGGTCAACGTGCGCGGCGCATAGCCCTCGCATCCGATGTAGAGCACATCACCAGACTGGACGATAGAAAGGGCGCAGCCGCCTTCTGGGTTCGTCAGATCGGCTTCGGTGTACGGGCTTGCGATCTCGTAGACCTTTTGCAGATCGCCATTGAATACATACGCGCCGAAGCTCGTAGTGTCGATGGCATTGCCGAACCAGTCTTTGAGCTCAAACGTATTCGCACCAGCATTGACGTTCGAGACTTGCACATACCGGCCATTGAGCTCGGTCATGCCCTCAACGCCTACAACCAAAAACCAATCGCCGTTTGACGGATCGGTTCCTGTGTAGGTCAAAACCCCGGGGTTTGCATTTGTGATGTTGGTGATGTCAAGCGTGTCACCGAGTACCACGCCTCGATCGGTGAAGAAGCGAACGTATTGATCGCCGAACTCGAGCACATAGGCTTGATCGAACGAGAACTCAAATCGCTTGAGATACGAAACTTTGTCTTGATACTTGGTCGGCAAAACGAACCGAGTACCCGGCATTCGCTTGGCCGGCCCCTGCACGGTCGGGACGAAACGCTCCATCTTGTAGCAGGAGCTCGAATACTTCTCGAAGTCGACGCGGCCAGATAGGAGAGGGCCGACCTCGCCGCCGTTGAAGTTTGAGATCGCCGGCGAAACCTTTGCCATGCGTTACAGCCTCGCCAAGATCCAAGTCTGGTCTGCGAGAGACTCCGGTGGGTTTTCGATTGCGTTAGCTATGACGGCATCCTTTATCGCATTACGATAATCGTTATAGGCCATCTGCTTCTGCTCCGCGCTTGCGGTCAAAGGCTCAGCAAGAATGTACGCAAGGTACGCGGAGAAAGCCATATCGAACGCCGCATCGAACTGCACCGGGTCAGTTACCCGGGACAGATAGCGCAACTTCAACGGGCCGGCCTGATTCGACAGGATGTACTTGCCCTCGAGCACATACTCCTGCCCACCAGTCGATATCAGATCCGATAGGTCTGGAGACGGATACCATTGGCCGACTTGCAGGATGCGCATACAGTCGGTCGGAATCGGATACTGATACGCCCAATCCCAGAGCGGAGTGCTGGTATCCGCAGCGAGGTTTGCTCGCTTAATGCAAAAGCGCCAAGAGAAGCGGCGCTGGAGATAATCCCGTGTCATATCGAACACGGCATTCACCTCACGGGCAGGCTTAGTGTTGTCCGTAAGATTCAAAATGCGCAAATCCCCGAGCTTCGTCAGCGCGAGGTTTGCGATTGCTACATTACTAGCGGCCATCGGGAGACCCCGAGACCGTTAAGCCGGCGGCCAAATATCTTGAATGATTGCCTGCTTGATCGAATCGATCGCGTACAGGACTTCATCCTTCTGCATATTCGCAGCCAGATCGACGCGCAACTCAACGTCCGTGGTCGCCGTCGAAGCAGCACCTTCTGTCACGTTGCGAACGCCTTGCTCGCCACGATCAATACCGTAAAAACGATCTGCCATGATTCTCTCCTAGGAGAAAAGGGCGAGCCGGTTGCCCGACCCGCCCTTGTTTCTTACGCCGCGTAACGACCGATCAGCTTCACGGTCGCAGTCGCATCAGCGTCTGCGGTGAGCGTGAAAGCCACATCGTAGAACACCGATGGGTCAGAGGTGAGGCCGAGGGCGTCCCACAGCTCTTTGCCGCTGTTCGCGATCGAGAACACAGCCGACTCGTGCAGAACATCCGTGCCGTTAATCGCGCCGTCCTTGAGAGACAGAGCCGAGGCAAAGAAGTCAGCATCGACCACAGCGCCGCCGTCCTTGGCTGTGCGATACAGGCCAATGTCGGAGATCGTCGTGGTGCCGATGTCCGGCGAATAGATTCGAAGATCCGTCATCACCGCATTCGAGGGAACGCGGAACATACGGTACGTCGAACCCGTGTTGTCGCCAGAGGTGATCGCAGCGGTCGCCACCTCGATGCGCTCAAAACCACCGTCTACACGGGGGCTATTGAGCACAGCCGGAAGGGCGTCTGCGTTGGTGATAAGGGTTGACTTAACTGCTACAACTGCCATTTTCGTTTACTCCCTTATTCAGCGCAGAGGATGTCAACGACCTTCTTCTCTTCGGTGCGGGTAGCACCAAAGGTACCCATCAGGTAAACCTGATACGGGTGCGAGGAGAGGTCACGACGCTGCGTGATGTCAGACATGATGTCATTCCACATACCCAAGTGAACGCCCGAAGGCACCCACACCGGGCAACGGCGATGGCTCGAGCTCGTCGGCAAACGCTCGCTGTGGATGAAGTTGATGCCAAGGAACTGCATGACCTTGCCATCCTTCATCACCGGAGTGTCGCTGTTGAAGTCGCTCGAGACCACTTGGATCTGGCCCAAGAGATCGTCGTGCTGCTCGGCAGAGATGGCGCAGTACACCGGCTCCGCATCGAGATCAACCTCGTTCTCCATCAGGATGCGACGCGCTTCGCGCAGCTTGTCGACCGTGAGGCCAACGTTGCCCGAGGCAGCGTAGTTCACAGCAACGCGCTGGTTAGTCGTGTCGAACTGAGTGGTCGTGCCGCCAGCTTCGCCCGTCTTGTTGTCGCCGAGCATACCGCTGATGATCACATCGTCCATCGCACGGCCCATCGCGTAGAGACCGTTCTGCGCATAGGCAGACTGCGGGTCGGCGAGGAGACGGAGCTTGTCGAAGTTGTCGATCAGGTCAGCCCAATCGAAATCTTCCGGGAACACCCAACGGCGAGCGTTAGGAGTGTTGACCGGGACGATCGGCGAGTAGCGGGTCGAAACCGCACGAGCAGCGGTAGCACCGTACTGCGTGACGACTTCAGAAGCCTTGCCCTTGTACGAACCAGTCTGCACAGAAGTGCGCAGCTTGGAGCCCTTTTGCTGCAAAAGCAGCGAGATGTTAGTGCCGTACTGTACGGCATAAACTGATGCAATATTGTCGGCCATGATAGCCCTCCAAAAAAACTAAATATGTAGTGTTTCTCGGATGGCTTGTCCGTTACCGGGGCCAGAATCCTTGTGAGATACGCTCTCACCGATCGATCGTCTTTCCGACTGTCAGTTGGGGTCTTGCGACTTGCCCTGTCCTGCTAGAAAAAAGAGGCCCGAGATCTCTCCCGGGCCTCAAGTTCACTCACAGGAGATTACGCCGAGGATAGTACCGCGCGCGTATCACACTCGCAACTACTCTGTAAACAGCTCTGGGTTAGCCATTCGCTGCAATCGCATCATCTCTTCGATTGCACCCTGTCGGATCTTCTCGTCGCGGTTCATGTAGCGACCCATGAACTCTTGATCGGCGAACATTCCAGCAATCTTGTTCTTTGCAGCCTGCGGAGTCAGCGCGCCACCGGATGCCGCCTCGGATGCCACGAACGACCCTTCAGCGAACGATGAGCCGATCGCATGGAACAGCTTAATCATCGGCCCGGTGCCGATCGCCTGCTCTAGTCGCTCAAGCCCGTCAGCGTCTAACCCAGCATCTGCACCAAACTTGCCGACAGCACGTTTAGCGAGTTCGATGTTTTGGTCAGCCGCGGCCCCCCATTCCCGGCGCAACGCCGTGAACTCCTCCTCGGACTTGTTAAGGAATGACTCGCGCTCCATCTCTATCCGCTGCGTGGACGTTTGATTCCACCACTCGGCGAGCCCCTTGGCTTGCTTGTTGGTCAGCCCCAGATCGTGAAGCACCGGAGCGACCGCCTGCGCGAATGAGCCGTCATCCCCCTCCGGTACTGGCAACTCGTATTTGTCGGCGCTCTCCGGGCGTCCTAGGCGGTTATAGACGGCACTCCAGCCCTCGGCGTCGTCATCCGACTTCGGGGCGAGAATCGTGCGTCCAGCCTTGTCAGCGCCGAACACCTTCTCGAGATTCTGATACGACAGCAGGGCGTCAGCCGGCCCCTTCCATCCCTTGGCTTTGACCAGCTCTCCAAGCTGGCTGGCCGTTCCTTGGTCGATCCCTTCCGGCGCGTACCACGCGGGAGCCGCTGCCGGAGCAGTCGGGTTGCCTGCTTCCGCAGACCCTTGATCGTCACTCATCGATGAATTCCTCTTGTAGATTGGTCAAGGTCTTTTCGTCCAGTTGCAGCGCCTCGACGATGAGCTGCACCGTTTCTTGGCGACCGACCATGCGGCCGACCTCGAACATATCCGTCGCGCCGGACTTGTCCACGGCGACAGGCGGTTTCCCGTAGCGGGAGAATCGTT